TTCTTACACCAATTTTAATCGACAGGGGACTTTCACAAGTTTCAGAAAATATTGAAAGTTATGAAACCATACAAAAAGTTATCAATCCAAGAACAAAGGTATTTCGACATACTGGTCCACGACCTTGAATACTGCGGACTCCTTAACGAAGCCGATTCGGTAATTGTAACCAGGTGCGCTCGTTCGATTCAGCTATTGGAGGAAGCGGATGCGGAATTGAAAGGAAACCAAATCCAAACGTATCCAAATGGATCCCGACAAGTTAGTCCGGAATTGACCGTGTATAAAACGCACTTGGCACACGTTGAAGGATTTTTAAAACAACTTGGATTGACACCAGCCGTACGCGACAAAATGCGTAACGAACAATCCGAAGAAGTATCCGATCCGTTTGATATAATTATGAACCAGAGCCATACCGGATAATTGGAAGTTCGCGAATACATATCGGACGTATTGGAAGGCAAAAGGATTTGTGGCGATTTGGAATTGGCAGCGGTCAAAAGGTGGGAGCAATTCGAGAAGAATCCGGATATATATTACGATGCCGAAGGTGTTCAAAGGATTATTACTATTTTTAGAATGTTAAGGCACACATCTGGGGAGTATTACGGAAAACCGTTTCAATTATTACCTTGGCAGATATTTGTATTGAGCTGGATATTCGGTTGGAAATACAAACGCAACAATTACCGAGTTACGCGAAAGGCTTATGTGGAAGTAAGCAAAAAAAATGGAAAATCAGAATTTGCCGGTGCGCTTGGAGTTATCGGTGCGTTTTTTGATGGATGGATGGATATGGAAGGTAATTGGATGCCAGAAATGGGTGCAGAGTGCTATTCGGCTGCAAACAAGTATGACCAAGCAACTATTTGTTGGAACGCTGGTAAAGTTATGGCTACCCAGTTTATGCAAGAATCTAAAAAATTTGCAAGTATTTGCAAAGTGTACGATTCGATTACAACTCGTGGATTGAAAAACTTGCAAGGCGAATCCAGTTTCAAACCTATTGCAGCCGATTCGAAAACATTAGATGGAGTGCGTCCGCATTTTGCAATAATTGACGAATACCACGAAGCCAAGGATGATTCAATTTTGAGAAACCTTGCATCTGGGATGGTTAATAGAACGCAACCGTTGTTATTCATTATTACAACTGCCGGATTTAACATTAATGGACCTTGCCACCAATACCGAAAGGTTGTGAATGATATTGTATCCGGAAAGAAGGATGATATTTCCACATTCGGTTTGATATTCGCAGCCAATAAAGAAGACGATTGGCACAAGGAAGAAACGTGGCAAAAGGCGAATCCATCCATTGGCACAACTCCGAGTTGGGAAGGATTAAGAACAGAATACACCAAGGCAATTAACGAAGGTCAATCTGCGGAGATTAATTTTAAGACCAAGAACTTAAATATCTGGGTTCGCCAATCTAAAACTTGGATTACCGACAAAATATGGATGAAGGGAAATAAATCCGTATCCGAATCAGAATTAATTGGAAGCGAATGCTATGCTGCGGTGGATTTGTCCACAAAATGGGATTTAACTTGTTTCGGATTATTGTTTCCACCAACTCCGGATCGAGATAGCTTCATATTCAAGGCGAAATATTATTGTCCAGAAGAAGGAGCGCAATTTAGGGCAAAAAAGGATGGAGTGCCGTATCTTGATTGGGCAAAGGATGGAAACCTTAATCTAACCAAAGGAAATGTAACCGATTTCAACGCGGTTCGTACCGACATCAACGAAGCAATGGATAATTATGCGGTTCAGAAAATTTATTACGATCCGTGGCAATCGACTCAATTTGCTTCCGAACTTTACGCGGAAGGAGTTCCGATGCGTGAATTTCGACAAACGGTTGTTTCGTATAATGAGCCGATACGAGAATTAGAAGCATTAATCGAAAAAGGTCAGATTTATCACGGTGGCGATCCGGTATTGAGATGGATGGCTGGAAATATCACAATCAAAACGAATCACACCGGACTGGTAATGTTCGACAAATCCAAAAGTCAAGAGAAAATTGATGGAATGGTTGTTTTAGCTATGTGTTATGCTGCATATATGGATTCTAAAAAAGGTCAAACACCATTTAACGCGGATGAGGTGATTTCTTTCATATAATCATAAAAAATGAGCAATCAAGAGTATTTCGACTATTTCTTCTCCATTGTCGATACGAAAATGAGTTACCATCAAGCGTATATAGCTACGGAACAATGGTATTTCAAGCAAAAAGGAGTCAATAAATACAAAAATTACGGTACTTTTCGCGTAATGAAGTCAAAATGGTTACGAGGTATATTAAAATAAAAAAGCTGCCCAAAATGAGCAGCTTCGTAATAAAACCGTAACTATGACCAACTTTGATGCGAATATACTAATTAATTTCGTGTTCTTCCGGTATTCTATCTATGTAAATATGCCCAATTCTGCAATGTGATGACTTGTCAAATCCATTTGTGGTCGTTTCGTAATACTGCGGAATCAAATCCGGATTCTTCTTCCATTGTTTTGTAGCTCGTTGTAACATTTTAAAAGATAATTGGCTAAATCTTGAATAGGCTTCTTTGTGGTCTTTGTAGGTTTCCAAATAGAATTTTCCATCATATTCTCCGTAAACTGAAAAAAGGTCTTTGTAATTGTTCATTTTGATTTGATTTTTGATTAATAATAGCACAATATACAAAAAGTTAACAAAAAACAACACTTTGTTAATTAATTTTTGATTTTTTCCATAAAAAATCGCAAATATTTGCGTATGACATTAATCCAACGTGTGATTAAGCCGTTCCGAACGGCAAGAGCAGCAATTTACTCCAAGATTGGACCAGCCAAAGACTGGTCCACTTGGCAAACCGTTTTATTTTCGGCTTCAAGAGCAAAGGTTTCCGTTAATTGGAAGACATCACAAGCAATTCCAGCCTATTTTAGAGCGGTAACGATTTTATCAGAGCAAATCGCAGCATTACCGTTTTCGGTATATACCAAAGACGATGAAGGAAACATTACTGAAGCGGTTAATCATCCATTATATCCTTTAATAAATTTCAGACCAGAGCCGACTCGCGACAAGTTTACGTATATGGAAACTTTGGTTCGGCAGTTATTTACCGGATCAACCAACTACAAAGGTGGAAACGCACTAATTCATATAATGACAGATTCTTCTGGAAATATTGACAGATTACATTTGATTACGGAAGAATGGGAACAATTTAAGGTAGAAGGAGAATATTTCTATTACATTCACGAACACGGTGCATCCGTTCCGGCTTCGGAGATTATTCATTTACGAATGTACTCCGAAGATGGTATTTTAGGTAAATCCGTAATCGATTATCAACAAGATACACTTGGACGCGGAATCGCCGAAATACAACACGGAGCGAATTTCTACGGAAACGGAGCGCAAATCGGAGGTGTATTGGAAACGGATCAGGCATTAAGTAAGGAGCAAAGAGATATAATTCAAGAATCTTGGAATCGAAATTACCAAGGTCCTGATAATAGTGGGAAAACGGCATTGTTATCAAATGGAGTTAAATATAAAGCGACAGGAAAAGGAGTTGATGCAAACGACATAGAAGGAAGAAGGCTTACCATCACGGACATAAGCAATATTACTGGTGTTCCAGTTACGTTGTTGGGTCAATCCGAAACCTTTAATAATGCCGAATTATTGAATAGAATCTTTGTGCAGTACACATTGCGGAGCTGGACAAAGCGAATCGAATCCGAATTTAATTCTAAATTATTTCCGCGAGAGCAATGGGGTAAGACCTTTGTCAAATTTGATTTAGATGGATTGTTGCAAGGAGATACCGATTCAAGAGCAAGGTTGTATCAAACAATGTATAACATTCGCGCATTGAATCCGAACGAGATACGAAAGAAGGAAGGATTAAACGGATACGAAGGTGGAGATGAATACGGAATGCCATTGGCATCTAATTCTAAAGAAAATACAAACCAATAATGGAAAAAGAAATAAGAACATTTGGATTGGATTTACGCGCAATGCAAGATGACGAATCCAAGCGAACCGTACGCGGTTACGCAGCTACATTCAATTCACCATCGGGTGATTTG